CGTAAAGGCGCCAGACTTCCCAGCGGTCAAACGCCTGGGCCACCGCGGCGTTCACCTCGTCCACCGGGACTTCCCACTGCTCCACGCCGTAGGGATGTTCCCAGAGCCCGAGCACGAACATGTGGGCCGTCTCCACGTCCACGCCGACGAGCGCGGTAGAGTCGCGGAACCGGGCGCCGTCGAAGCCGAGCACGATCAGCCGTCCCGCGTCGGGCTGGCCACGCTTCACCGCGAGCGCGCTCCAAGTGTCCATAGCAAACGCACGGCTCGACGCCTTGATCGGACGGTTGAGCCACGCGCGCTCCAAGAACGAAACGTCGGCGGTCGGGTCCTGCCACTGGCCCATGATGCCGTCGATGTCGGACCACTCGGCCACAGGCCCGGACGCCTCCACAATGGCGGCGCGTAGCCCTTCTGGAGTCTCGAGGTCGTGCTTCTCCGACGCTTGGCGGTGGAAGAAGAAGAGTTGCGAATCCGTGATGGCGCCCTCGTTAACCAGCCGGGCGTATTCCATGGTGTTCTCGGCCACCGAGCCCTCGCCGGGCGACGGCGCCGTGGTGGTCTCCAGGGACCATGCGTCCGCAGCCCGCCGCTTCGGGAGGTTGGCGAGCATCGTCCGGTGTGCCTGGCGCTGGCGCTCAAGCACCATCCGGTGGGTCTCGTCGAAGACCTGAAACGTCGTGCGTGCCCCGTCGCGGGGACCCGGCGCACCGGCCAGCGCCACGGCCCGGCCCGTGCCGTCCTTGCGGATGATCCGCGTCAGGCCGAGGTCGAAGTCGTCGCAGAGCGGGCCCTCCTGGATCACACAGAGCAGCGCGCCGTAGGCCAACTCCTCGGACTGTTCTTCGGTGTAGGCGATGAGCGGGATGTAGGGGTCGCGTACCCCGCCGCCTATCGGATCGTCACCGTCCCAGCCGACCACACGCACCGGAGCGTCGGGGTGGAGCTCGGTCGCCGCGAGCCACGCGGCAAGCTCCGACTTGGCCGAGCCCTTGCGGAGCGAGATGGCCACGCGCCGGAACCGACGCCGGCCAGCGTCTTTGTGGCCCTTCGGGAACACCTCGTACATCCGGTATATCAGCCCGCGCTTCTCAGCATCCAGTCGGGCCGGCTCACCGCGCAGGTCGCCGGGACCGAAGACCAGACACTCCTCGACGAAGGCGCATACAGCGGGACCGAGCGTGGGCCATGGATCGTCCAAAGACGGGACCATGATTACGCTCACGACACCACCTTGAGCGCGGCGCGTGGGTCGTCGGCAGGGGCGGGCGTCGCTTTCTTGCGGCTCGTCGTTTTGCGTTCCGCTTCTTCGCCCCGGGCCACCTCCCACTGCAGCCTGCGGCGGTCGATGGGCGACAGGCCGAAGCGGACTTCCTGGAGACGGATCTCCTTCGCGGCCTCGATCAGCGCCGTCCGTGACGTGGCCACCCATCGGAGTTGGTGGAGATCGGCCAGCAAGTACAGCCCGCCGCGCATATCAGCGTCCAGAAACTCGCCCGACATCGGAGAGCGCCAGATCGAGCGCCACCACTCCAGAACCCGCGGGTGCCACTTTTCTCCGTCTTCGCGCTTGTGAAGCGGCGGCGCCTTCCGGCCCTCGGTCTCGGCCTCGCTCGGCAGATGGGCGACCGTGGTGGTTTTGTTGCGCCGCTGGCGTAGCGCGGCGGGTTTCGGGATCGGGCTGGCCATCGAGTTAACCGTTTCTGAGGTTGTACATGAAAAAATCGACCCCCCCAATCGGTCCCCAGGCGCTAGCACCCCAGCGATGCGACCCCCCTACCCGGTTTTTCATCGTCCGAACGCTCCTTCGGCCAGGGTCTTCACCCCATGGCAGGAGGCGCACAGGCCTTGGCCGTTCTCAAGTTCGAAGCGCGCCCCGCCGGCGTTTAGCGGGACGATGTGGTCGGCCACCGTCGCCGCCGTGGTACGTCCTTCCGCCTCGCACATGCGGCACACCGGATCACGTCTCAACACCCACTCCCGCCATGCCCGGTGTCGTGCATCGTACCCGCGTTCGTGGGCCGTGCCCCTGCGTCGCTGGTCCGTCCTGAAACGCTCGCGTTGGTGGTCCTCGCACAACCCGCCCCGCTGTACCAGGGTCGCACAACCCGGGGCAGCGCAGGGAGTGAACGAGTGTCTAGGCATGGGAGCCGTTGGTGCCAGGGCGGTGTACGTGATGCCTGAACATAGCGCTAGGGTGCGGGATTGTTCAACGTTCACGCTACTTCCCCCACGGGTTCGGGTCCCAAAGGTGCATCAGACCGCCAGCTCCCCGTCTGCGTCGGCGTCGTAGTCGATGGCCACTGGCTCAAAGCCCGGCACCTCGCCCGCATCGCAACGCCGCATGAATTCCACCGCGGTCACGCCTTGGACCTCAAGCATCCTGACGTTTAGCCAGTGCGTAAAGATGTCCTGTTCGCGCTTGGTGTCCTTGAAGATCAGTTGCCCGCCTCCGCCTGGAGCCGCTTTAGTTCTGCGGCTTCGTGCTGGCGCCACCGGGCCTTTAGCTCCTTCGCCTTGACTGCCTCTGCGTCCCATTGTGCGGCCTCGCTGTCGGAGGGTGGACGGTTGCCGTTCGTGCGGAGCTGTGAGAGCGTCGGCGGTTCGATGTATTCCCGCCATGGCTCCTCCGGTCCCCAGAACGTTGACCCCTGCTTTACGTATGGCGTGCCGTCTCTCTGCTCATGCTGGCATACCGTCCGGTAGTGAGCTGAGGCGGCGACCAAGTCCACTAGATCAGCCCCGTCCTTGACTCTGGCCCTGAATGCCTTGTAGGCACCGACCTTTGGGTTATCCCCGCCCCTCTTCGGGTAGGTCGTCCATGCAGCCTCGAACTCCTCCGGGTAGACATAGCGCCCGTCCCGCTTGCGTGGTTTTGCCGGCCA